TATATAATTTACCACCAGATGGAAGATTTACTAAAAAAGTAGAAAACATTTTTTCATTTTCTACATTTTTATTTTCAGTCATAAGACCTCCTGTTTATTTTTTTTTATACAGTTACTTTATCTAAAATAGCATAATCATATGATAATGTTAAATTGATTTCTTGCATTTCTTTTGTTGCATAATCTAATTCACCAAAATCTCCATTACTAATTCATACATTATATAATACCCAACTTTCAACAACTGTTCCTGCTGGTGATAAAGTATCAATTCTTGCTTCTTTAGCAGCATATGTTGATTTATATCCACACATACCAGATTTTGGATCATAATGTCTTAATGCCCAATTTCATACTTTTTTAGATGCTGCTGGTTGAATTGGATCTACCATAGTAATATCAATATCTTCAAAAGTAGTTTTTCCTTTGTATTTTCTTTTATTATTAAGAAAATCTAATTCATACATTTCATTTGCAAATTTTGGTTTTCCTGCTGTTCTAATTGTAAAAGCATCTAATGCTTCATCAGACCCCGGTCCAAAAAATACAGAAAAAATGAATAAATCTTTTTCTTTTGGTTGACCAATTTTATCAACACCATTTCTCATTAATTCTTCATAATTCATTTTATTTTCTCCTATGAATTGTTATAATAAATTATTTCATTTATAAATATTTTTTTATATTTTTTTAATAGTTTATATTAGTCAGTTAAAAAAAGTTCAAAAAAAATCATGTTTTTCAAAAACTAATATATATTTAATTAATGAAAGGTAATTAAAAAAAGAGTTTATTTTGAGTAAAAAGAAAAAATCTAAAAAAAGAAAATTAATTTTTAAAACTCCCTCATTAGAAAATTCCCTTAAAGAAAATTTTTTAATTGTTAATGAAAATGTTCAAAATTATACATTCAAACATATTTCTAATATGTATAGATTAGAATTTTTATTAGCAGATGAAATATTTCTAAAATTTAAACCAAATATTTTTACTTGTATTAAATATAAAGTTAAACATCTATTAACTGATAAACAAAAAAATATTTTAAGAAATTTTTCCTTTTATGATATAAGAGTAAAATCACAAGATAATATTATTTATATTTTCTCTAAAAATGGTAATCATATAATAGATAAAAATTTTAAAGCACAAAAAGAAACTAAACTTAAAAAAAAGAATAGATTCAAAATTAAATAACTATTTAAAAGAAGTATATAACTATAAAATTTAATAAAATGAAATGTAATATTTTAAATATAAATAAAACGCATATTCTTAATATAGAATAAAGGCTACCCAGCATGTATCCTGCAATAGTTGAAATAACGAAATATCAAGGCGGCGTACATCCTTATAGAAGGTATGATTTCTTTTGAGATAAAGAAAAGGTCTTTGCGTGGACTGCTATACTAAACTTCTTTAAGGCAAATTTTTTATACATCAGAAAAGCAAAGAAAATAACTTTGTAGGGCTGATGGTTGATTTGACATTGTTGTAGGGTTAAAAGGAAAACAACTTTTGTGGGAAATGAAAAATTAATTAATAGGATTGTTATATCTAAATTTTAATTATTTTTTGTTATAATCTAATGAGTTTTATATTTATTATATAATCTAAATTAATTAAAATATTTATTTCTAAAATTAAAAAATAAAGAAAAAATATGAAATCTAATAAAAAATATATTCTTGGTTTAGATATTTCTACCAGTAAAATAGGATTTAATATAATTAGTAATACTATTTCTAATGATATAAAAGATATTATAAAAATAGGAATAATTGAACCAGAAGGAAATAATTTATTTGAAAAATCTAATTTTTCAGTAAATAAAATAAAAAATTTATTAAATAAATATGAAGATGTAGAATACATCTTCATAGAAGATAGTCTAAAATCTTTTGCTTCTGGTCGAACCAGTGCTGATGTTAAAATTAAATTAATTACTATTAATAATATAATTCATTATGAATTATGAAAAATGAATAAATATACAATTCAGAAATTTCATCCAAGTAGTGCAAGAAAATTGGTTATAGGTAAAGCATCAGATAGAAAAAGAAATTTTAAAAAACCAGTTTCAAAAAGATATGCTATGTTATATTTGATTAAAAAATATGGTAAAGATTTTTATAATTCTTTACCTAAAATGAAAACTAAAGATAGACTTGATAAATCTGCTTTTGATATATCAGATTCTTTGATTATATCTTTGGCTGGACAAAAAAGTATTTAAAGGTTATTTATATTTTTTTTCTAATTTAGATACTTCTTTTTCAATAAATTTTGCAACATTAATTGCTAAAGTTTCTGTTTCTTTTTTTAATGTTTTACTATAATACATATTTTTTAATGAATTTTTATTAAGTGTAAATTCATATGCATTACCACCATTTAACCAAATTTTAAATTTGTTTTCACTAAATATATCAATAAAAGTTGATACACTAGGACTTCCTCCAAACATAATAGAATCCTTAATTAATTTTGCTTCATTCAATTGTTGATTTTGAATTTCTTCCTTAATAATACTTCTTAATTTAGTTTCTGTCAATTTTTCTTTCATTTTTTAATTCCTTATATTTAAATTATTATTTACATTTATAATATAAATAATTTTTATTAAAATTACAAGTTATTTCATATATAAATATTTTTATATTTTTTTTAATATCTCTTGTTTTTTTCATTTTTATTCATTATATTATCAATAAATAAAATTTAACCATTTAGAAAAGGAATTAAGTTATGGAATTATCAATTAATGAATTAGTTTTATTAGCAAAAAATAGTTTAAATAAAATTCAAAAAAATAAAAGTGGATTTTTAGTTGATCACGAAGTTGATATAAAAAAATTAGATGAAATAATTACTCAGATTAAATCTAAATTAAGAAAACATAAAGATTAAAAAAAAATGCAAAATAAAATATTAATAACAGTTGAAGTTGATAAATTATGTAATATGGCAAGAGTATATGATTCAAATGGTTACGGAATGGAAGGTAATTATTGGGATTTTCATAATGGCTGTCATGGAATGTATGATATAAAGAATTTTAATTCAATTTCTGAATTTGTTAGAGTATTAAAAACAAAACATAAATTGAAAAATAAAGTTGTTGAAGTTATTTATAAAAATTATGCCTATGATGATTAATTATGCAAATAAATAAAGATTTATTAAATTTTTTTGAACATTTATTGGGTCCAAGTAAACAACAAAATAATGGTAACTTTGCTTTTAAATGTCCTCAAAAAAATCATCGAAAATCAAAATTAATAATTAATTTAGATACTCCATATTACAATTGTTTTGCTTGTCAAAATCTTAAAGGAAGATCCTATTATACATTATTAAAAAAGATTAATGCTGATAAATCTAAATTTGAACAATTATCAGAAATTTTAAAAGATGATATAAATTTAAATACTATTGAAATATCAGAAAATAAAATAGATGAATTAAAATTGCCTTCTGAATTTTGACCATTTTCAAAGAAAAATAAATCATTTGAATATAAAGATGCTTTAAATTATTTAACAAAAATAAGAAAAATTCCTTTAGAAAAAATATATAAATATAATTTAGGGTATTGTGAAAATGGTCCTTATTTCCAAAGAATTATTATTCCAAGTTATGATAAAAATGGCAATCTAAATTATTTTACTGGAAGATCATATACTAAAAATTTATATATAAAATATAAAAATCCTAAAATATCAAGAACTGATATTATTCCTTTTGAATTATATATTTCTTGGAATATCCCTATTATATTAGTTGAAGGATTTTTTGATGCAATTTCTATTGATTATAATGCTATTCCATTATTAACAAAAACCATTTCAAATAAATTATTATTAAAATTAGTTGAACATCAAGTTCAATATATTTATTTAATGTTAGATGGTGATGCAATAAAAGATTACATTAGATTAATAAAATTATTAAAATCTTATGATATTGAAACAAAACCAATATTTTTAAAAAATAATGAAGATCCTTCTGATTTATCTCAAAAGGAAATATTTATAAAATGTAAAAATTCAAAAATATTTAATAATGCTGAATTATTAAAATTAAAATTGAGATTATAAATGAAAAAGAAAGAAAAAAAGAAAAAATATGATACTATAGATTATTTATGAAAAGAAAATGAAGTAAATAAATTATGTATAAAATGTAAAAAATCATGTAAACAACATAATGCTTGTATTATATTAAAATGTTCCAAATTTGAAAAAAAGTAGGATAATTTAATTGTATTTTAAAGAATTAAAAAATGAAAATAAATCTGTTATAAGAATAGCCCATTCCGCAGATATTCATATACGAAATAGTTCAAGACATAAAGAATATAAAAGGGTTTTTAAAAAATGATATAATGATTTAAAAATTCAAAAACCGGATTTAATTGTTTTAGCAGGAGATATAATTCATTCTAAAACTACTATTTCTCCAGAAGTACCAGAAATAGTTTATTCCCTATTTAATAATCTTAGTAAAATTGCTGATGTAATTATAATTCCAGGTAATCATGATATTAATTTAAGTAATTTAGAAAGAAAAAATATTTTATCAGTTATCAATAGATTGAATAAAATAAAAAATGTATTTTTATTAGAAAAATCTGGAATTTATAGATATAATAATATAGATTTCTATCATTATAGTTTGTTAGATAATAATCATCCAAAAGAAATAAAAGATAATAATCAAACTAATATTGCATTATGACATGGAACAGTTGATACTTCAACAAATAAATATAATCATGAATTTCATTCTAAAATAAATTATAATACATTTAATCAATATGATTATACATTTCTTGGTGATATTCATAAAAGACAATTAATTAATAATGATAAAACTATACAATATCCTGGAAGTTTAATTACACAAGATTTTGGTGAGGATTCAATAAAAGGATATTTATTATGAAATTTAGAAAATAAAGATGCTGACTTTATTACAATAGAAAATTTAAATACTTTTTATACTATTTATATTAGAAAAAATAAAATTTTAAATATTGATGATATAAAAGTAAAAAATCCAAGAATAAGAATTTTCATAGATGATATTTCATTAAAATCAAAAAATAAATTTATTAATGAAATTAAAAAAAGATGTAATCCAATTGAAATTTCAATATTAAATGAAATCGTTGATTATAAAACTAATGTAAGTAGTAAATTAAGATTTAATAATTTTTATGATATTAATGTACAAAATAAATTATTAATATCCTTTTTAAAACAAAGATATGAAAATATTTCTAATGAAGAAATTGATAAAGTATTATCAATAAATAAAGAAATAGAAGAACAATTATTAAATGAAGGTCAATATAATTTACCTAATTATAATACTGTATGAAATATTGAAGAAATTAAATTTTCAAATTTCTTTAAGTATGGTGAAAATAATAAAATTAATTTTAATAATATAAATGAAGTAACTGGAATTTTTGGAAGAAATAATGCTGGTAAATCAAGTTTATTTGAAATTATTTTCTTTGCTTTATATGGTAGAACACAAAAGAAAATAAATATTATTGATATTGTTAATGATAAAAAATTACATTGTAAAGTAAAAGTTAATTTATTAATAAATAATGTTTCTTATATTATTGAAAGAAAAATTCAATTAAAAAATTCAAAGAAACATGGAAGAGTTGTTTCTGAAAATACTTTAGATTTTTATAAAATAAATGATGAAGATAAAATTTTATTAAATGGTGATGATAAAAATAGAACAGAAAGAAATATAAGAAAATTATTAGGAAATCCTGAAGATTTCTTAAATACTTCTATGATTCCTCAAAATAGATCAACCAAGTTTATTCAAAGTATAAATTATAGAAAAAAATTCATTAGTCAAATGATTGGTTTAGAAGCCATTCAAAAGAAATTTGAAAAAGCAAAACATATTTTTAGAAAAAAGAATATTTTATTAGAAGATTTAATAGAAAAAAATTTTAAAGATAAATTTGCTGTTGTAATTAATAATATATCAGGATTTACTGAAAAAATTAAAAGATTGACAAATATTAAAAATGAAGTAACTGATAATATTAAACAATTAAAAAAAGATATAAAAAATAAACAAAAGAAAATTAAAAATTTTGATGAAGAAATTGTAAATATTGAAGATTTAGAAAAAAATAAATCAAAATTAAATGAAAATATTAATAATAATACAGATAAATTAATTAATTTAAATAATAATATAAATGAAAATAAAAAATTATTAGAACAATTAAAAAATAAAATACAAAAATTTGATTATTCTTTATTTGAAAATATAGAAAATAGATTTGATAAAGCAAGAAAAGAATATAATTATACTAATAGAGAAATTGAAAAAACTAAATATATTATAACTGATATTCTTAAAAAAATTAAAATATTAGATGAACAACCATGATGTTTAACTGAAGAAATATGTAAGAAATGTGTTTTATTAAAAAGTACATTTGAAAATAAAGATAAATTATTTAATGAATTATATCCAAAAACTGAAAAGTTATTAATTGAAAAGAATAAGAAAGAAAAAACATATAATAAATTAGAAACATTAATTGAAAATTTTAAAGTATATAAAGAAATTAAATTAAAAATAGATTCTATTAATAATACAATTAATTTACAACAATTAAAATTAAATAATACTAATAGAGAAATAAAAGATTTAGAAAATCAATTAAATGAAATAAATAAAAAAATTATATTATATAATAAAAATAAAACAAAAATTGAAAATAATAAACAATTAGAACAAAAAATAAAAAAGTTAGAATTGTTATTAAAATCTAATGAAAAAAGATTAAATAATATTGAAGAAGAAATTACAAATTGTAAAATTGAAAAAAGAACAAATGAATTAAAAAAAGATGAAATTATTATTGAATTGGATAGGATAGAAAAATTAGATGAAGAAAGTTGTTATTATAAATATTATATTGAGGCAATGGATAAAGATAATATTCCTTCTCAAATTATAAAAGATTTTTTACCAGAAATTAATAAAAAAATAACTAATATATTAGAAAGAACTGTACCATTTTCAATACAAGTTGAATATAATGAAAATGATGATTTATCTATTATTTTAATTGGAAATGATGGAAGTAGAAAACCAATTGAATCTGAGGGAGGAATGGCAAATGTTATTGCAGGATTATCTTTAAGAGTTGCATTAATTGAATTATCATCATTACCTAAATCTTCTTTATTTGCAATAGATGAACAATTTAGTGCATTAGATAATGAAATATTATCATCAATATCTAATTTGTTCGATTATATAAAAAGAAAATTTAAAAATGTATTATTAATAACACATTTAACTTCTATTAAAGATGATGTTAATTCTGTAATAGAAATTTATAATGATGGTAAATTTAGTTATGTGAATGTATAAATTTTGAGGGATTATATAGATGAAAAAAGCCTAATAATATTGATTTACTATTAGGCTTTTATTTATTTGAAATTATTTTAATTTGTTTAAATATTTTTCAATTTCAGAATTAGTTGTGGATTCGAATTTTTTTAAATTTTTAACCATAATTTTTCCTATATCGTTATTAATTTTTTGACTTAATTTATATTGTTGATCACTTTGTTCTTCAGCATCTCCAGTAAATTTTTCTTTTCTATTAAATGGGATTTCAAACCCTTCTTCTGAACCACCAGAATATAATCCTACATTGACGGTTAATGTTTTTTTACCAAACATACCAAAATCAGTATATACATCACCAGAAAATCCACCACTTATTTTTTTAAAATCATAACTATTATTTCTTCCTTCATTCAAACTTTCAATTTCTTCTTTAATAATACTTCTCAATTTACTTTCAGTTAGTTTTTTCTTTCATTTTATTAAAATCCTTTGTTTTATAATTATTTATATTTTGATTCTAATTCTTTTTTAAAATTTATTATTTTATATATTTATTATCTTTTACTTTTACAACTTTATATTTCATTCTATAATATTTTTTTTCTCCAGGACTTAAAATTTTATTCATTCTTTTTGCTTTTTCTTTAGCATCATCAATATTATTAAATATTTTTTTATTATCAATTATTGATTTACCTATTAAATCTCTTATACTTCTTATAGGTTTATCACCAATAGATCCACCAAATAATACTACTGTATATTGAATATTATTTTCTTCTTCATTAAACATTTCAATTTCTTCTTTTATAATTTCTCTTAATTTACTTTCTGTCAATTTTTCTTTCATTTTATTAAAATCCTTTTGTTTTTATTTTAAATTAATCATATATAAATATTTTTATTTTTTTTTTCACTAAAATATAATAAAAATTTATTATTATTTACAATATTTATTTCTTAAAATTGATAATCCTTTTTTCTTTCTTTTTTTATCTGAAGGTTTTTCAAATCTACTATGATTTTTATATTCTTCTAATATATTTGAATTTTTCACAACTCTTTTAAATTTTTTTAATGCTTTTTCAATATTATCTCCGGGTTTTAAAATTACTTGTGGAGGGGTTATTTTTTTCATATATACTTTCTTTTATTAAATTTTCTATTTATATGATATACCATTTTTTATAGCAAATCTCATAAGTTTTTTAAATTCATTTATAGTAAATTTTACTTTATTATTAATATTAACATAATCATCATCAATATTAAATTCAATTTTATTTTTTCCTAATGTTAATTTATATGTGGTAGATTCAAATAATTTAAATTCATTCATTTTTTTATAATATTTTTTAAAAATAGATGAATCTACTTTTATATTTGCCGTTGAAGATAAATTTCTTGTTTGATTATCTTTTATTCATGCTTCTGCGCTGGCATAACCATTTGGTGCTGTTGCTTTTAAATCTCTTAATTCTTGAATAAAACCATTACTATCAGTTTCTGGAGAAGTAAATTTATTAACTGATAAAAAGAATTCTTCTCCATTTATGCTATGTATTTTAATTTTAAAATTAGAGGATTCATCTAATCTTTCAATTTCTTCTTTAATAATTTCTCTTAATTTTTCTTGTGTTAATTTCATAATATTAATTTTCTTTCTTTAAAAAATATTATTTTATAAATCTTTTTTATATTGATTAATAATTTTATTTAAA